AGAATCGTGATTCAGTGTCGGGTTGGATTGGGAAGAAGGGTTCTTCACCCATGTATTTTGTATCAGCATCCCGCGGGTTAAGTGCTTTTACAAAATGCTCATCTGAATGCTTGCGTGTAGCCATTGATTACTCCAAAGTTTCAATTGAATACGTAGTATAACACGGAAACCATTTAATGTCAAGTGTTTGTTAATACGCTGTCAACTATATTTACGATAAATAAGTAATAAGGTAGATTAATTATGCCCCGGCTTTCACTTTGGCGCCCCAATAAAACAAACGATTACAACTTTTTTGATAGAATCATATCAGAACAGTTCACCGCAGGTTCTACGGATTTGTATGTACATAAGTACTTAGGCCCTACCAATCAAGGAGCTTCAATTGATTATACACAACCAGACTATGATGTATTGGCCCCAACTAACATTCAAGACTTGCTATTCTTAGAGAACCGTGACAGAACATATGACCCGGATGTTTACCGTTTACGTGGCCATTATAATGTACAAAATTTAGACTTTGATTTAAGTCAGTTTGGTTTGTTCTTAAATAATGATATCATATTCATTACTGTTCATTATAATGACATGATTGATTTGGTTGGTAGAAAATTGATGGTTGGTGATGTAATTGAGTTGCCGCACTTGCTTGATTATAATCCATTGAAAGAAACAATACCTGTTGCATTGAAACGATTTATGCAGATTACCGATGCTAACTATGCAAGTGAGGGATTTAGCCCAACTTGGTTCCCTCATCTATGGCGTATCAAATGTGAACCACTGGTTGATAGTGAAGAATTTAGTCAGATATTAACTGCACCAATAGACCAAGATACTTACTTGGGTATTTGGGATACTACCATACCATATCCATTAGGATATGTTATTACTTATGGTGACAAAAATTATAGGGCATTGATTGATGTTCCTGCAGGTATTATGCCACCTAATACTACATATTGGCAACTAGATACTGCGGACAATCTTAAAGATATTCTTGCTACTTATAATACTAACATTGCAATCAATGATGCGGCGCTTCAAGAAGCTGCTCGTCTTGTTCCAAAATCAGGATACACTACTAACAATTTATATATTGTACCTACATACGGTGAATATTCAAGTAACGGTGTATTATCCAGAGCAATTAATAATCCTGCTCCACCTATCAATGTAAACACAAATGGCGGAGCACCTAATCCTGCGTATACTGGTACGGTGATGATGGTTAGTAGTACTCAATATAAAAATTCTAGTCCAGTAATCAGAATACCTAAGGCAGCAATCAAAAGTATTTGGGATATGACTGCTGACATGGGGTATGATAAATTAGATGTGTTCAATACTACTCATTTAGAAACATTCACCCTAGCACCAGATAGAACAGATACAAATTCAGGTAGAGTTAGTGGGGAAATAATACTAACTGCTACTAGTAATGGACCAATTACAGGACCATATGGTACTGCGGATAATACATATGCTACCGCTGATGCTGACCCCGAACTTCCAGGATTTACTGGAACAATTAGTCAACAAATGGATTGGAGAGCAGATTGTGATCCTGCATTCCAGTTTATAGCACGTAGTAGTCCTCGTAGCTTTGGTTATAGTGCAGGTTATATGACCGGTGACGGGACTGCTCCTAATGGATTCTCAACGGGAATACTAGGGCTAGGTTCTGTTTATGGTGCCGGTATCAGTTTTCCGATAAATCCTCAAGTAGGTGATTATTTCTTACGTATTGATTACTTCCCCCAACTATTATATCGTTGGGACGGCAGAGTATGGATTAGAATATCATCCAATGTTAGGACAGTTACTGGATTTACAGCGCAAGATCAATCATTGTTATCAGGCTTCATCAATGATACAGCACAGACAGAACTTACTAACGGTACATTTATTACGCAGCGTCAAGCATTGTCTACTGCTTTAACATTACAACCAGATCCAATCCCCCCGCAACCTTAAGGTATTTACATGGCAGCTTTTTTCTATGATTCGCAGATTCGCAGATTTTTAATTCAGTTTGGAAAGATATTTAGTAACTGGGAAGTTACTAAAGGAAAAGACCCTGCAGGTAATGATATTATTATACGTGTACCAATCATGTATGGTGATAGCAGTAGACAAGCAGCAACTATTATTGCGAACAATAGTGCAAGTAACTTGCCTAGCGCACCGTTAATCACATATTATATAAGTGGTTTAGAGTACAATCAAAAATGGACTCAGGATCCTACCTTTGTAGACAAGATTAATGTTCGTCAACGATCATATAATCAAGAAACACAACAATATGAAACTGTTCAAGGACAGGCATTTACTGTTGAAAGATTAATGCCAGTGCCTTACACATTAAGAATCACCGTTGATTTTTGGACAACCAACTACAATCAAAAATTACAATTGATTGAACAACTAGGAACATTATTCAATCCTGCATTAGAGATTCAAAGTACTGATAACTTTCTAGACTGGACTAGTCTTAGCGCAGTGTTTCAAGATGGACTAACATTCAGTAGTCGTAGTATTCCAATTAATACAGGCAATCCTATTGATGTCATGAGTTGGAAATTCTACATGCCAATATGGATCACCACCGCAAGTAAAGTCAAGAAGATGGGTGTTGTTGAGAAAATTATAGCAAGCATTTTTGCAGGCAATGCACTACAAGATATGCAGAACGATGACATGTTATTGGGGACCAGACAAAAGATTACACCATATGGATACAAGCTATTATTAATAGGAAATACTTTACAGATATTACCAGAGGCTATAGCATTTGATCCATCTAATATTAATCTAAATTTACCGGTTAATCCTGATACAGATATATATTGGTCTAGCGTATTAAATGTATACGGGGCAGTTAAACCGGGCATTAGTCAAATTTGGCTACAAAATCCATATATGACTACTGACATTGTAGGCACTATTGTACCCAATCCAAATGATGATAGGTTGTTGATTTACAACATTGACCCTGATACATTACCGCAAAATACATTAAGTCCAGTTGATGGCGTTGTAAACCCTCAAATGACCGGTCCTAACGCAGGATTGCCTGGACCAATCAACGGTCGTAGATATTTGTTAACTGATAATATTGGCGCGCCCGGTGATAGTACAGTAGCATGGGGTAATGTAGTCGCTTTTGCTAATGACATTATTCAATATAATGCAAGTACAGGTGAATGGGGTGTAAGTTTTGATAGTACTGCTGCAACTCCAACAACACTAGAATATGTAACCAACTTAATAACTAATGTTCAATATCGTTTTGTGGATGACATTTGGATGAAAAGTTACGACGGTTTCTATGCTGCAGGGGATTATTCTATCGTCATCTAATATTGTGATAAATCATAGTATGAGCAATACATCGGCAGGGGTTTTCTTTTATAGCAATAAAACAAATCGCTATCTATATCTATTACGCACCGATAATAAGAACCCGGGAAACTGGGGCATTCCGGGTGGAAAAATAGAAGATTATGAAACTCTCTTTGAGGGTGTTGCAAGAGAATGCCAAGAGGAATTAGGTATGTTTCCGATTAATGCAAAATTAATACCTATTCAGAAATTTATCAATCATTCTTTCACATATCATACATTCTTTTGTGAAGTTGACGATGAATTTGTACCAAATTTAAATGAAGAACACTGTGGTTATGCATGGGTAGGTGATAATCAATATCCCAAACCATTACATCCGGGATTGTTTAGTACCGTAAATTTTGATGTAGTTCAATCTAAATTAAAAGCACTTACAAAAAAAGAGACCTAAGTCTCTTTTTTTATTTTAGTATTGCTGATAGCGTGGGGAAGCCTATCGAGCCGATTATTATACCGGCTCCCATCATCATCCATCGCCATTTCTCTAATACTGAAATTTTTCCAGCAAGTTCACTGTGCTCCCTTACATCTTGCTCACGCATAGATTTTAACATTCGTCTAGTTTCGTCTGCATTAGCTTCAATTGCATCATGTAGTGCTTTCAGATCCACTTTAAGTTCCCCAATTTTTTCTTCAAGGTTCTTAACTTGGAACTGAAGTACTGCAATTTCAGTTTCAGGTTGCATTTTATCTAACTTATTGGTTGAAGTAGCCATGATTAAGCACTAGCAATTACAACGATTGGGTTAGGCTGACCGTTAGCGGCATTAGCAGTGAATGCTGTGTTGAATGTAGCAATTACATCAGGGTTTACAGTATTCAATACTGCTAGTCCTGTACCTGTTCCGGTTGCTGTAGCAGTGAACGTGATACCAGTAATATTACTTGCTGCACCACATGCTGTCCAGTCGGTTGTACCAGAACTATAAATTGTGTACAATGTACCAAGTGATAATGAACCAGGTGCAACTGTTACTGGGAATGTTTCAGAGTTGTAATCATTTACACTTGCAATAAATGCTGTTGCAGAAGCTGCGTCAGTAGACAAAATATTCATTGTATTTGGGGTCAATGCTGCATTTGCTACGTTAGCAGTAAAGCATTGTGCTGTTAAACCACTGGTTGAACCTGTTACTAGATACTTTGTTTTGCCTTTTTGACGAACAATATATCCTGCTTCATCATTTGCATACACATATGCCGCATTGCTTGCAACAACGTTGGCATTAGCAGTTAACACAACACGATTCATAAGAGCATTGGCTGTTACAGATACATTAGCTGTGACTGCTTGCACATCCCCACCTTGGCTAGTAGAAACCGTGAAAGCTGCTGCATTAGCAATAGTTTTAACAAAATATGTTGTAC